TTAAATCGCTCAGATAGCGGGTGGACATTACCATCACCAATCGCACCAAATTGTTCAGGCGTAACATAATGCAACATCTGTTGCAGATTACCCGATGGCTGGACACCTATCATTGATGCACCATCGGGTTGTTTAAGCTTACCTTTAAATTGGTCAGGATCGTACTTTAGAATATTTGGAAAATAGAATTGTTGCGCACCATGGCTGTCATACACAACCATTGAATGACCTTCTACTGTGACAAACTTGGCAATTTGACCATTGTAAACTGGATAGCCGGCTTGATTGATGATAATAGGTTGTGCAACAGGGACATGTGATCCGTCTTCATTCTCAAGATATACCTGAATCTGGTTCTCTGGGATGGTGGGATCCCTATCGATTTTACCGATGTAAACCTTACCATTGCTTGCAGCAGCAAACTTTCTTCTTAAGGTGAATAATTGGCTTGGCATACTCACGACAACATTAGGCATAATATCTGACATTTTTTCTCCAGATAGAAATGAGGTGTATATTTATTAAATAATGGGATTTATAAAACTTTTAGATAGATTGTTATTCGTTGTTGTTACTTTTTGTCATTCCACTCATCGTAGCAACAAACCCAAGTCTGGCCATTTGCTGGAACTCTTCACGACTCAGCGTATCACGAAGTACTCTCATTACGGCTTTATTTTTAACAAAGCGTCTTTCAGCAGCTTCAATGGCTGATTGACTCGCTCCAGCATTAACCGCTTTAGTTGCTTCCTGAATAGCTTTCTCTATTGCATATCTGCCACTACGTTTACTGGCTAAATTGGCAATACCAGAATACAAAGCAGAACTCGCTAAAGAACCTAATACAGAACCAGTTACTCCAGCTCCTGCATAGCCAGCAATAGCCCCAACCGCTTTATTCTTGAGTGGGTCAGAAATAATTTGTAATATTTTTGGTAATTCACCATTGAGCGTTTTCAGGACGGGAACTGATCTTCCTGTATGTTCAATGCTTCTTAAAGGTTTTGACGCCGCTTTTGCTAATAAGCCATAAGCTTCTGTCAGTCTTCCAAGATCGGGTGAATATTGTCTAATCACATTAATGTTTTGTGTGTAAGTATTGAAGCAATATGTGAAATTCCCGCGCCTTCTGATTTACCCCTCTCACACCTTGTGATGCTGCATCCTGCAATATTGATGCTATCGTTGGTTCATGTTCATCCTTTGGAACAGATTTCATTATTTTATGAAAATCTTTTAAACCTTTTTTCGATGAGCTTTGTAATGCAGAAACGCCTTTTGTGATTAGCGCATCATTTGATAGGTCTCTTCCAAAAATAGCTTCAGCATCTTTTTGGGCGGTTATTCTTGCCTTAGATAATTCATTAGCTTTCGTCCAGTCTTCAAGAAAACCACCCTGTTGTGCCATTTTCTGCATATCTTGTGTTATGGCTTGTCTAACTTCTCCAGCACGTCTGGCCGCATTTGCTTCACCTCTACGGCTATATTTTTCTGCTGCATCAGAAAATTTAGCTCTCCATGCTTTCATGCCATCAAACGTAATTCCCCCTTTTTTATAAGCAGAAACAAATTGCTTCATTTCAGATGATAAAGGAACGCCAGCAGAATTTTCAGCTTGAACAACCGCATTGGCATTAGCCATTTTCATCTTTTGATTTGGCATTGTAGATCTAACATTATTCCAGGCTTTCCACTCTGCCTCTCTCATTTCATCTAGATTTGATATGACTCTTCCTTTAATCGCTGCGCTTTTTTCTGATGCCGTTCCAGATTCTGCACCTAATTCCTCTAAGTTTTTGTTCAACTTGCTTTTTATTTCATCAAATGCTTTCATGTGAGCATCTTGCACAATTCCTGGTGTTGAAGATAAAACTCCTTCAGTTTGCGCAATGCCTGTACTACCTGAACGCATACCTGGCGTTAAAGCATTAATGTCAATACCCGTAACATCAGCTGCTTTAGCAACATCCGGATCTATTTTGGCGGCTTGTTCTGCTATTGATTCTCGTCCTGCTTCAGATCTGGCTAATTGTACAATATCATTTGCCGTGTTAATTTCAGTTGATGCTGGTGATGCTGTACGTTGCACAACTGCATTATAAGCTTTACCTAATAGCGGAGTAATCGCTCTCGTTAATCCACTACCAGCAACCCCAATACCCAAATCAGTCGCTAAATTTTGGCCATTATCGCGCTGACTATATCTGTGCTAATGCCCTACACTATTTTCAGCCACCATATCCGCTAATTTAGTTGCACCACGCTCCAGTCTTCCCGCGTTGGTAACAGAACCTAATGCGGCTGCTGTTCTTTCTGCGCCAACACCAGGAATAAGATAAGGCCCAATTTCAGCACCCAATTTGGCATATGGATCTTGTGGTTTTAAATTATCAGGTAACTCTAATCGCTGTGTTGGTGTATAAGTACCATCGCCAATTCCTAACTGATTACCCCGCCCACGAAGCTCCTGACATAAAAGCATCGGCAATTTCAGGGATAATATTCGCTACATTAACACCTGTTTGCAAAAGTCCTTTTCCTGCTCAGTAATAGGATTACTATCTTGGTTTGAGTAGATCGTCTTTGTTGAATTAATCCAGCAATTCGTTGAGCGCCAGTCTTATCGCCTGCTGAATCCGCATTTCTTAATGGCAGTAAAAAGCTGTTCTTCTGAATAATCATTGATAGCCATGATTACCTCGATAAATATTTTATTTAATAATTCATCATCTGAAATATTTGAACTATCAAACATTCATCTTTTCGTTAGGCTCATCTTGCTTAAAATCCGGGTAAATTTGCTTGAAGTTAGCATTCAGCCTATTTTTGCTAGTATTTGCGTTTTTTATAATATTCTGCAATGTTTTTCTGAGCGCTTCTGGCGACTGTTTTTCACTCAAATTACCCAGTGAATTCTGCAATGAACCAAATTCTCGGTTAGTGGTATTCCCTAATCCAGCGGCACCATTGGCTGACAATTCTTTCATTGAGCTTAATGTTTGCAGTCCTATTTGATCTTTCAAATTGCTAATCTGTGCCGCTAAATCTGCTCTGACAGTACCAGGAATATTTGGCATTATACTTCCTGCCCCAACCGTCCATTCCAGATAGGGATTATCCAATATACTTTGCGCTTGTTGTGCAATCTGTCTGCGTTGTCATTAATTGTATCAATGCGTTTTCTATCATTAATCGGGGCGACACGTTTTTTTTCAGTTGCTTCATCTATCTTTTGTTGATTAGCCGCAATTTGTTGCTCTAATGCTTGTTTTCGCAATTCGTTAGTCGAATTTTGTGCTTGTCGATCAAGTTTCTTGTTCTCAAGTTCTGCTCTTTTTATCTCTCTATCCAAGGCTGCATTTTGCGCAGAAATATTTTGACTTCTCATTGTTAAAGACTCACCTGCTCGGTTGCTGCGTTCTGTTTCAGCAAGTTTACCTCTGTCAATGTCACGACCTTCTTGTTTATCTTGAATATCAAAATATTTTTCTGGACCCAATGCATGCATACCAATTAAATCAGTCATCTGATCAAACTGTTTTGGGTCTTGCTTGTAGGATAAAAATGCTTCTTCTGGTGATAATCCCATCTGATTTAATATCGGTGCATTTTTCTGTAATGATGACATCAGTGATTGATCACCACTTTTTGCAGCAAGACGCAAATCCATGGCTGCTTGTCCAATAACCTGATTTCTGTCCTGGTCAATAAAACCCATCCCTTTTTGAATGCGTTCAATTTGTTCAGGATGAGCCACAGCAAGTTGCTTCATTGCGTCGCGATCATTAGCCGCATAAGCCGCACCGAAAGATTTCATAAAATCCGCTTCTGATTGCTGTTTTTCTCTTGCCTGCAAATTGTCATAAATTGAACCTATACCCTGTGCAAGCATAACACCCGTATTAGGACGTTCAGCATATTGTGGTACTGCTGGCAATCCTAGCCCTCCCGCAGTTTGATTCGATATTTGCATACTGGGTAATCCAGCAAGTTGAAACGCCGCCATAGAAACTCCAATTAAAATAAACTACCCAGTGCACCTAAACCACCACCAATTACAGCTCCCCATGGTCCGCTAATACTTGCGCCTGTTGCAGCTCCTGCCATGCCACCACCTAATGCTCTCTGCCATCCAGAAGGGCTACTTGCCGAAGCCGCATTTGCTGCTCCAATGTTCTGTAATAATTGACCGACATTATTAGCGTAATTTTGACCTGCTGAAGCTTGTCCGGTTGCTGCATTCATGCCAATGCCAACTAAATTACCGTAATTTTGCATCTGATTAGATAGAAAATTCTGCCCTAATGCTGGAGCGATAGATGCTAATTGATTACCTGTTGCCGTCGAACCTAAACCACCTGTCGCTTCGGCGGCATTTAAACTTTGGTACCTCGCTTGACTAGCCAAATCATTAAACTGTTGCGAATTATAAAAATTGTTCAATGCCTGTGCCTGTCCCTCTGGCGACATCAAATTTTGCAATTGATTTAACGCTGGCACCCCGACTCCCATGTATGGCGTTAAATTTTGCATTACACGTTGCCATTGGTCTCTTTGTAGATCTATTGCTTCACGTGATGCCCTAGCTTGTTCGCTTGCGCCGTTATCCCCACCGCCTCCACCCATCTTCTAACTCCTCTTTTGTTACCTGATACATTGTCATATTGATTTGTTGATTACCTGCCGTTAATGCATTATCAATCACACCGACTCTTCGCATGTTCATTAATTTGCAAATAATTTTCCCCCACGGGGTTTTTTCAGGAACATACGTAATCACGGTTGAAAAATTGATATTATCCACCAACCATTTTGAAAATTTTTTTGTGGCTTCTAATGCATATTTTCCTCGAAAACCTGGATCAAACACAGGATGAATTTCAATTAACTTGTTGCGAATAAATTCTATTGAAAAAAAACCAACCAGCATTAACCCTTCATAAACACCCACATAAAGCTGATTGTTCTTTAATTGATAATCCCCGTTATTTTCCATTGCATAACCGATCTTGCTTTTATCCATAAAAAACCGCTGGAATTGTTGGATATTGTCAATAACTTTAATTTCCATCAGTCAATCAACCCGTGCGATCTTAACGCGTCTTCTAGTGCCTTGATGCGCTGGCGGGATGCGATTAATGCATTAGCCAATGCATCAATTTCATCTTTTTTATACTTTTTTCCAATTGCGAAGGATTGATCTGCATCAAAAGCGTTCTTCAATGGAGTACCGATAGCGGGAGTAAATCCAATAACACGCTGACCAACCACTTTTGTACCGTTAACGGAATAAGCAGTGTTGACATTGAGGGATGATGATAAATTTTGCTGAGTCACTCGACTCAAGGAGACGTAATCAACGATAATTTCGGATACTTTGCCATCCAAGTCTTGTATCTTTATTTTAAGTCCGTTAACGTCGTTCTCAATATTAAGCACCCGAACCTCAAGACTTGCTAAACCCTCCTCAGTTTTTGTTATCCTTTCCTCGTGATTCCCAAGGATAATATCTTGCTCTTCATTTTTAAGTTGCGCAGCATAAGCTTCATATCCTGAGTCGTTAGCTCTGTTAACGACTTTGCCTATATCCTCGGCACCACTTAAAACGATCCTACGATAAGATTCGCTGAAATTTGAAGGAAGGATATCAGGGGTGATATATGAACCTTGGACGCTGATTGGCTCCTTTAATCCTGGATTTGCATATTGATTCGTCATTGTTCAATCCTTAGCGACATATTCGATAATGTCACAGGTGATTTAGTGATGATACGTATTTTAAAACCAATATTTTTTCTAACTCTGCCAATTCTTCGCCAAATAACTCGCTGGTCATAACGAAACGGGGAGTTTTGCTCTATTAATTGCTCTCTGCCATAATTGATGCCGTCTGTTGTTGCGGACAGAAATAATTTATCTGCAATTTGAGCAACACCAGTCGAAGATTCCAGTTCAAAATCAAATAATCTTGCATTGTCAGCTTTTATCATTGGTGTATAAAGAAGGTGTTCTGTCGATTGTTCGTATTGACTTGATGCGTCGAAAACTAAATTACCGATAATTCCTTCTTTCTTGTCACCCGCTGTGATTTGATTTCCATAGAACATAAAATCAATCGCACGATAGGGATTGTCATAAAGTCCTGATTTCAGTATCGACCATTGATTATTTGCAGAAATATCGAAACAAAGAGTATGCTTTGAAAGATGAATAATTAATAATTCATGATTATCAAATTTAATTGATTCCATAACTGATTTAGACAATTCATCAGCAGAATAATTACTGATGATTTTATCAATAGTAGCCGTTGATATTTTGTTTTTTTCACCTGAACCTATAATATAAACTGATGGTTGACCAATAGAATGATGACTAATAATTGCGTAATTGTCCTGATAACGACATTTGCAATTACGACCTGCAATACCAATCTGAATCATATACGCTGGTTGAGCAATATAAATGGGTTGTGAAGTATCAGAAGAGCCAGTTAACGAAAAGTATTCAATCGTAGAAGAACCAAAACAGACTATCATGTCTCGCCATGATGCAACTGAAACTATCCCATCAGGTTGCGATTCAGCGCTGTAAAATGGTCTATATCTATCAGGTTTTGATTCATCTTCAAGATCAGTTATGCCAAATCGATTACCCCCTTTTTGCAAAAATACATAACGACTTCTATTGTGACAAACATCAATAACTTCGCCTAAGTTGTATTGCGGATATCTTTCAATAACTTCTGGCACAGTCTGAATCATTGCAAATTCTGTAGAATCAGTGGTGGAACTATTCATCTTATAAGTTATTGTTATTTTTCCCCCTATTCGCTTAATTCCTTCCACCAAAATATCCGTCAAATAAGGTTTATTTCCTCCAGGATTACTTTGCGATACACGTGATCCGAACTGAGATTCAGAAATCGTTATTTCATTTCCCTTTTTGCCATCAGATGATTTTGGAATAATTTTAAGGGATAAATATCCTTCAATATCATCTTTTGATAATGTCACAAAATCATCATTACCAGCTTTATGTTCCCATTTTTTTACTTCTCGTGTGTATCCTTTTTTGACAACAACCTCTTCTGGCCAATTTGATAATTCTTTTTCTTTCCCATCATAGTCATAGAACTTTAATTTTCCACCAAAGCAAATCGCTTGACTGTTTCCTGAATGAGAAAGTGAAACCCGATCAGTTCCAGGTATATTAGCAATTTGAATGCCATTAAGATAAAGCTTGTTACCACAGACTCGATAGATAGTGTTGTTTTTTGTATTAAATTGCACACCACGTGATATGCCGTTCACTTCCTGTTTTTTTTCAATACCAGGGAATGATCTTAAATAACCCGCAGCATTAAGCACCTCTTTAGGTGTTGCCAGCATATTTACGGGTAATGCATCAATATAATCTGCGGTCTTGACATCTTTAGCTAATCCTTTAGCTAGCGGAATCTGCATTTTTGGCATGGAATCCCCTCTCAGCATAATAGCTATCAGCGCCTAACGAGGAGTATTTATTACCTTGACCAACAGGCATATCACCCCGCCTTTCTATTGGTGGAACACTGAGCGTGTCAATAAGAAGCGCATCATAGGAGGCGGCGGCCGACGCTTCTTGTCTCGGGGTAGGCTCAATGCAATAATCCGATAACATTCTCAGCATCAATTGATAACAATAACCTGTTTATATTTACGAGGAAGACCTGACGCATCATCGGCTGCGGGTTGTTCATCTAATGAAAACTGATAGCCCAAATCCCCAAATGTAATTTGTAACTCTGCCATCAAGTCTTCAAGGTCAGTAATACTATCTTCAAACGATTGTGGTTCTACCTCTGTGTTAGTCGCATCTGAGGCAATACCCGCCTTACGCAAAGCAAACAGAACAATCTCACCTTAGTTAACGGCTTTCTCATCTTTAGTGCCCTTTTCTTTTTTAGGCTCATTAGATTTTTCAGGTGTTTTTTTTAGGTTCCTTTACTTCATCAACAGATGAAACAAAGCCCATTTTTTTGAAGACAGGGAAATCCGCTGCAACAATCACTGCCTGAACAAATCCAGCTTTATTATCCGACCAGACGAAAACGCTTTTTCTTTCCATGAGTAACCTCAAATAAAAAAAGGGAGCCAACGCTCCCATATTGTTACGAAGATAATCAAGCATTGCCAAAAATTGGCCACCCATATGTGGATTAAAACAGACATAGGCAGGTAATAAATCAAAACGCATCATCTGTTTATTTGCATCCCCATCAGCATATTTGTGTACACGAATAGAGAAACCCTCATAACTTGCGACTGCTGAATCAATGCTATGTAATTTTGGCAAGGGGATGGTTCCTAACCCACAGAAAAACTTATTGTAAAAAAGATTAGGTTTCATCTGTTGTTTTTGCAGTTCCTATGATAGAAACGGCATCTCCTGCCTTAACTTTTGCATCAACGGCATTGTATTGGGCATTTTTTTCATCATAAATTGGAACA